ATTTGGATAAGAAACAGTAAAGGAAAAGTTGTTAAAACCGAAGCTATGGTCGGAATGAGTTGGGATGGTCAATGGGATAGGATTGCTTTTTATTCACGGTATTTTAATGGTGCTGTTTGTAATTTTGGTAAAACAGGTTTAGGAGAAACAATCGAATCTCAATTAACCAAAAGAGGCGTACCTTGCGTTCCTATAAACGAGCAAGGGCAGAACAAGGAAAGGTTAGTTGAAAATCTTGCTGTTGTAGTTGAACAGCAATGGTGTCAGATACCATGGTCGCAAGAAGTTGAAAATCAATTCAAGGACTATATAGGCATTACAAGAAAAACAGGTTCGACACAATATACAAATGCAAGTAATGACGGTCATGATGACCACATTAGTGCTGCCTACTTCTGCTTTGCAGATTTTATAGCTCCTGAAATCACGATACCTTATATTGGTATCTTTGGTGGAGTAAAACACAAATAACGGATACGTTGTAAATAACACGGTAATGTATAGGGTTTGCTATGCCTCCTTAGCGTCCTTCCGTCAAGTGCAACGTACATATAACGTAAACAGCCATGAACTTTGATTTGTGGCTGTTTTTAAAAATACTTTGGAGGATTCAATATGGAACTAAAAGAAATTTATTTAAAACAAATACAAATGCTTGAAAAAGCACAGGAAGAAGCCTTGCAAAAAGGCGATATGAAAAAAGTTGAAGATTTGGCAATAAGTATTGTAAGCATTTCAAATACAATAAAAAGTTTGCAATAAGTGTGGTGATGAATATGGGATTATTTAAAAGAATCAGAGCAAGAACAAGGGATGAACCCTTGCCAACAGGCAGACAAACTGCTGTTAATAGCAGATACTCCTCTACCCTATCCCCTCATCGGTCAAGGACAGGTGACGTGCTTAAAACATTAAGAAGTATTCCGGAAGAAACTGCTGCTGTTGAATTCTTAAAAAGGGTTAATCCTGATGTTTCAATGGCTGTATGGAATTTTGTAAGACTTGCTAACCAAGGGCATGAAATGAATTTCTATGGGCTTGACGGTAAAAAACGGACAGACTTAGATGATAAATGGCGAGAATTTGCTGCAAGAGTAAATGAAATATCAAACAGTGGGCTTGATGGATTGGTAGACCAATTGCATTATAGCTCATTTTTATTAGGTGCTATGGGCGTTGAAGCCGAAGTAACGCCTGACCGAAAAGACATTTATGATATTTACCCTGTAAAACCGCAAACAATCGAATGGGAATTAAAAGAGATAGACGGTCGTAAAACATGGGTTCCGTATCAATATAACGAGCATAAAAAAGTTTACCTTGACAGAAAACATGCTAATTTCTTTTGGGTTCCTGCCGACCCTGATATTGGCGACCCAAGAGGAACATTAAATCTATCTCCTGTTTTACAAGCAATAGATTTTCAAATGCAGATATTCCAAGACTTGCAAGCCGTTTTACATCATCAAGGTTATCCGAAAATTGACGTTTCAATAGATATAGAGAAATTGTTTGAAATGTGTCCTGCTAATGTTAGAAATGACCCTAAAAAGCTAATGGAATGGATGGATGACAATGTTAATCGTATGAGACGAAATCTTGAAAGCATGGAACCTGATAGTGATTATATTCATACAAGCGATTCAATAATTAATATGAATCAAGGAGCAAATGCAGGCAGAAGTCTTGATGTTAGGGCGATAAACGAATTAGTTGATACGCAAACTCTTTCCGGTTTAAAGCAAATGGCTATATTTATGAACAGGAATACCGGAATTACTGAAAGCTGGGGAACCGTACAATTCCGTATTTATTGTTCAGGAATACAATCTTGTCAACGAGGTTCAAAACGTATCATAGAAGAAATAGCAAGATTATGGTTAAGGGTAAATGGCGAACAAGCTATACCGCATTTTAAGCATAATACTATTGACTGGAATTCGGAAGAACAACGAATGACAGTTGAACTTATGAAACAAGAATTTTACGCAGTGGCTCAATTGATGGGTTGGGTTGATGGAGATTTGGCAGCGCAAGAAGTTATGAAAGTAGAAAAAGCCATAAACGAAAGACCAATAGCTGAAATAAAAGCTTCTTTTAGTGTTGGAGGTGAGAAAACAATTGTTGATGACAAACATTCGGGGAACAAACGACAATCCGACAATGCTGAAAAATAAAGAAAAAGAATTACACGATTGCTTTGACTGCAAAGGTTGTATTTGTGAGGAATATTGCGCCGAAGAAGAAAAGCATTTTGGTAAAAAAGTAAAGAAATCTAAAAAGAAAGGCGGTGAGAATGATGAGTAAATTTGGAGTGCCAACAGAAGAACAGTTGGCGAAAATAAATAAACTTGCTAAAAGACAATTAAGCGCTGATGAAGTGTTTGTGTTTAGTGGTAAGTCTGCCGGGGATATGCTAATTCCTAATAGGTTTACAAGAATAAGCAAGGAATTGTTACAAGTAATGGTTGACGACGCTAAAAAAGGCGTTTCTTTTATGTTAAATCATAATTGGCGTAACTGGGGCGGAATACAAGGTATTCCCTATGGAAAAGTATTTGACGGTGAAATAAAAGCAAGTACAGAAATTGACGAAGCAGTTGAATTACATCTGTCTAAATACATTTTTAGAGATGATGAAGTTACTGACGGAATATCTGCAAATGCTTTAATCAAGAAAATTGAAACAGGCATATTATCAGATACATCAATTAGTTTTAGTACAGATACAATGGTTTGTTCTATATGTGGAATGAATTATTTTGGTGGTAAATGTAGTCATTATCGTGGTGTAAAGTATGAAATGGCAGACGGTACAACTAAAACTTGTACAGTTACGGCAATGCCTCCTTCAATCATAATTCCTTATAACAACAATGCTTTGTATGAGGAATCTATTGTTTGGGATGGTGCTTATCCCGGTGCAATGGTATCGCAGGCAAAAGATGGAGACATAATTGAATTGCCTACAGGTAATTTTGCTGTATTAGGTGATAAAGAAGAATTGCCAGACAATACAACATTTTTAAATAAATATCATAATGGCAATATTCTTACTATGGTTAAAAAATCAGACCACAAAAAAGTTCACAATTTAGGTGGAATTGATGAAGGGAGAAAGAAGGGAGTTAAAAAACTTATGAATGAGAAATTACAAAAAATGCTTAAAGACTTTGGCATGAGTGTTGAAGAGACAGAAAAGCTGACTGTTGATGATGCAAGCGAAATATTAAACCAATTAGCTGAAAAATGGGACAACAAGGTTGAAGAAATAAAAGCTTCCGTTGAACCTGTTATGGCTCAATTAGATAGTACAGAAGAATTTCTGTCAAAGGAAACTGTAAAAGAAAAATTAGGCGCTGAATTAACTGCTGACAATGTACTTAACCTTGCTAAAGAAGGTCAAGAATACAGAAAACAGTTAATTGATGACACTATCGCAATGGGTGTTCGTGCCATGGGTAATGAATTTAAAGCCGAAACATGGAAAGTTACATTATCAACAATGGAAAGTTCTGCAATTAAGGATATAATGGCTAATTTTGAAACGCAGGCTAAAAACAATATTCCTGATGGCAGACATTCAGACCCAAAAGCAGGCGAAGGATTAAGCAAGAAAATCCCTGATGAAGCTTTTAAAGTAGGAAAATAACAAACAAGAAGTACCCGCTATTCTAAATGGCGGTTTTTTATTGCCAAAAAATAATTTTTAAGAAAAGAAAGGATGTGTTTTTACATGGCAAGAGGTGGATTAGGTTACGAAGGTATAGGATTTCAAGCAGCTACATTTAAGGCAGGAGCAGGAATAAAGGCATTAGTTGAGGCTGCAAATAGAGACGCTGTTGTTGGTATTCCTGTGGTTGTTACATCTGCTGGCGATACGGTTGATTTAGGTAATGAAGGTGATGTTCCGTTTGGTTTTATTGATGTTTATGAGAATGACGGTCATGTAGGAGTTCAATTTAGAGGTTTTAGGGAAGATGTTCCTGTTGTTGCTACTGGTGTTACTCCAGGTAGAGTTTGTTTATTAGATGGTAGTGGCGCATTAAAAGATACTGCAAGCGGCATTGGAGTTAAACAGTCAATGTCTAAAACAGTTACTACAGGGGCTACAGAAGCAGGAGACGCTACTGTTACCATTACTGCTGCCGGAAAAGCTGAATTGGCTGATGGTAAAGACATTACAGTAACATTGGCTGTAGGAACTGCTACTGCTACTGCTACTGCAATCGAAACAGCTTTAAAGGCTGACGAAGATGTAAAGGCATTTTTTGATGTAACTCGTTCAACAGCGACTGTTATTTTAACTGCTAAAGTTCCTGCTGACAACGATGACACAATGGAAATCGAATTTACAGCAGGTGACACAGGCGCTGTAATGGGAGACACAACTGATGTTGCTGGTGTTGCAGATAGAAAAATTGGATTACCTATTTTTATCAACACAGACGCAACCGCAAAAACCGCAACTGTACTTTTAGGTTAATTTGAGAGGAGATGAATAATATGGCTAACGAAAAAATAACTTTACAAAATTTAACAAGTGACTTATACAGAGAAGCTCATTCCAAAGAAATGACTTTATCATCTTATTTGGAAAGCTTAGACCCTACACAAGAAGGCAGCAACCTTGACGCTTTTGAAAGATTAATGAAAGAAGCTGGTATTCTTACAAAGTCAATTCCTGACAAGAATATATTTGCTTCTAAGGTTGAAGCTTTTTATAGAACAAATGAAAACAAGGTATTGTTCCCTGAATATATTGCAAGAACTTTAGTTCAGGCAATGACTGAATATCCTGTGTTCAAATATTTAATAGCAGCAAGAACTCCGATAGATAGCAACACTTACAAAGCTGCATATTTAGATTTAGACGACGCTAACAACAAGAAAGCAACTCAAATGAAACGTATAACCGAAGCTGCTGAATTGCCTGTTGCTAAGTTAAAACTTGGTGAATCTGCAATCAACATCTACAAATATGGTCGTGCAATCGAAGCTTCCTACGAAGCATTAAGAAGAATGACTTTAGATGTATTCAATATTCATTTACAAGAAATAGGCGTACAAGCTGCTGACAACAAAGTAGCTGAAATTTTATCAGTTATAAAAGATGGTGACGGAAACAATAATGCTGCTACAAGCTACAAAGCAAAAGACCTTGATAGTGCATTTTCTGCTTCATTGACAAGAACTGCATGGATAAAATTCCTGTTGAAATTCTATCCAAGAGCTTGCAATACAGTAGTTTCTAACGAAGATGGATTATTGCAAATACTTGAAGTGTTATATCCTGCTGGAGATGTTGCTTCCAAAATGGACGCTTTGCTTGCAAATGGATTAAATGTTGCTGTTACATTGCCGCAAAATCTTGTAACAAATGTTACATTATTGTATAGCCCTCATGTTGAAAAAATCGGTGGCAAAGTGCCTCTTTACGGATTAAACAGAGAGTCTGCAATTGAGGAAATATTCGAACTTGGTTCAACTATCAACGAAGCTGATACATTCATTAAGAACCAAACTAAGATAATGACAGTTTCCGAAAATAGCGGTTTCAGAAAAATACTCAAGAAGTCGTCTGCAATAATGACACTTGAATAATAGGGGGTGACACCCCTATGGCAAATAGGATATTGAAAAACGATTATTGGGAAAAAAGAATTAGGGATAAGATGGGTGTCGATGATGCCTATCTTCCCGATGATTTATTGAACTCACCAGATATTATCACGCTTGCAGAAGCAAATATAATCTCACAAATATCTGATTACGCTACTTTAGATGGCGATTTAAGAGTTTACCTTGAATATGCTGTTATACTTGAATGTTGTATACTTCTATGCCCTTCTATGGGTGCAAGATTACCTAAGAAAGAAACAGGTCCGCATGGAAGTTATGAATTAGGAAGCGATTGGAGCAAAAGAAAAGCTGAATTTGAAGAAGATAGAAACAGATTTATTGGTAAAATTCTTGAAGAAATTGCTCCTAATAGTATTCCTACATTTAACAGCTTTATAGTTACTTATCCGAAAAGGGGTTGGTAGATTTGAGTTATGCTAAAAAATTCTTAAAATCAAAAGGAATGGATTGCACGATTCAACGACCTACTCCTTTTCAAACTAAAGTTTCAATTAAGCGGTCAACAAATTCTGTCTATAATGTAGGCGTTCGTGAAGCGTTCTTTGAGGGCTTAATTCCCCTTGAGAGCGATTTAAAGAGTGGCGAGGCATTAACTATCAATAATGATAATTACATTGTTCAAACGGTCAATTATGACCTTGCAAGTAAAGAATTAGAATTCTATTGTGCGAAGTGTAATACTATCGTTCAACATCAAAGGTACGAGGAAACTATTGACGAAAATCTTAATGTTGTAATGGATTGGGAAACAATTAATTCTGATATTCCCGCTTATGGCGAAGTAATCACTTATAGAATGATTCAACAAGACCCGGGATTGTTAGAAGGCACAAAATACACTTTACAAGTACCAAAGTCTTTAGGCGTTGAATTGCTTGATAGGTTTACTTTTAATGGCGAAAAATATGAGGTTATTTCGATTGATGATATTGGACTTAAAGGAATTTCAAGAATACAACTCAAAATAGATTTAAGGGCTGATTAATATGTCAATTAAATTCGACAGCCAAAGCTGTATTTTGGCTTTAAAACAAGAGTTAATGTTTACTATGAAGCAACTACAACAAGAACTTTTAAACGAAGCTAAACAGCGAATGAATACCCCAGAAGGTAGAGAAAGTTTAACTGACGGAGATATAACAGATATTGCTAATGTGATAAGTGTTTCTATTGTTGGCGGTGCTTTTGCCGCTATGGATTCCTACGGTACTGGCTCATTAATGGACGAGAGCAATCCTGCTTTAGCTGACTATAAAAATAGTTCTTTATGGAACCCCGCAAGAGGCGATAATAAAATTCGTTCAAGACAAGCTGGCATACCTTATACAGATATATTCGGAAATGAAAAAGTAAGTCGTTCTCCAAAGGCTGGCTATGACTTGGAACAAAAAGGCGGTAAATATGCCCCCACTCCCCCATCTTATGCGATACAAAATGCAGTGCGTTGGATGAAAAACGGTCGTATGCAAAGGCTGATTAAAGAAACCATTGCAATGTTTAACTTTGGCAGATTTATAATAACTGATAAGAGGTGATTAAAATGTTCAATCCCTCCAAAGACCTCACGGAAGTACAAAGAATTTTAATTAATGACAGTAAAATATTAGAACTCATGGGACTAACGAATGCAGCTCCTGTTGACAAGGCTAAAAGAATTATAAAGCGAAGTAAATTCAGTGATTTAGCAACAAATGAAATTAGGCTTTGCATATTCTTTTTACCCGCAAGAAAAACGAGAAACATTGTTGTCCATGAAGAATTAATACAAATTGACTGTCACGTACCATATTCATATGACTACAAAGCATATGACATACAAGCAAGAATATTTGAACTCTTGCAAAGAAAAAAGGTTAATAATAGGTATCTTGAATTTGAAGGACAATTAGGCGAGCTATCCACTGCGGATGGCTTTTTTTGTGCAGGAAGCAGATACCAATTTTACAGAAATGTTTAGAATTTTGAAAGAAGAAAGGAAGTGTTTATATGCAACCAATAGTATTTAACAAAGCTGGTAAGATTTTATTAAAACAATATGTAAATGGCGTTCCAACAATGGAGAAATCTTTATCAAGAATGGGTGTTGTTCAGCAAATAACTCCTAATATTAGTATCAATGGAACTCCAATTGAAGATGGTAATAGTTTATGGGACGCTGCTAACCTTGATACAGGAATTGAAGCGACAATAGCTGTTCAATTAGGATATATGCCTACTGAACTTTATGCTTTTATTATGGGTGACGAATCGAAAGTATTAGCAACTGCTGATTTCCCTGTAATTGATGAAGAGATTATAGTACCCGAAACTACTCCTTATGAAGTAACCTTAAAACATACTCCTACTGCTGACGGTGTTATTGTTGTAGATATTCACAATAAAGCACTTACAAAAGAGACAACGACTCCTGCTGTTGGAAAGTATGTGTTAGCGAGTAATAAATTGACTTTCCATAAAGATGATGCTGGTAAAGCTTTATTTGTAACTTATTACTATTCTGCAAGCAATGTAACTAATTTTGGACTGCCGAAAAATCCTGTTAGACCTGCTTATCAATTGGTTATCGTAGGTGAAGCACAAGGCGAAGATGAAACTCTTTATGAAGTTGCAACTACTGTTGATAAGTGTAAAGTATTAGGAAATATCAATCCTCCACAGCAAGGCGGAACTCCAACCCCTGTAACTATTACATTTACAGTATTGAAACCAAGAGGAACTAATAAGGCTGTTGACTATATGGCTGTTCCTATTGAAGCTCCCACTGAAGAAGAAGAAGAAGCAGAAGAACCCACTGAACCAGAACCATAAGAAATAATTTACAAATAAAACCTTGGAGGTAAAAATAAATGGCTAAAGAAACAAAAACCTCTCCTACTCCCCTATCAGTAATGTTGGGGAGCGGAGATTTTTTAATTGTAAAAGATAAGAAATACAAAGTAAA